AACGAGGTAGATGGCCGTTCGCAGGTTGTCGATAAGACCATCCAGAATACGGTTGAATGGATCAAGCCGCAACTGCTCAAGGTTTTCTGTTCCGGGGATGAGGTTGTCAAGTTTGCGCCCACTGGCCCCGAAGACATCAAGCCCGCCGAAATTACGTCTGACTACATTAATTACATCGCCACACAGAAAAACAACTGGTTCTCTATCTGTTACGAGTGGTTTTCTGATGCGCTGATACAGAAAACCGGCTATGTCAAAGCCTGGTGGGACGAGTCCGAGAGTATCGAGAAGGAAGAGTACGACGCGCTCACTGATGACGAATTCGCCATGCTGGCGCAGGATCATTGTGCGGAAATCATCGCCCATGACGCCATTCCCGACCCGATAGGCACGCAGCAGCGGGAAGAGGCCATTGTCCAGCTACAGCAGCAACTCATGCAGGCCAAGCAGGCCGCAATGCAGAACCCGCAAGCCGCCCAAGCTGCACAACAGATCGGCCAGCAGCTAGAACAAGTCCTCAAGACGCCCAAGCCCATGCTGCATAAGGTGACGGTGCAGCGGGTGAATAAGTACGGCGTGGCGAAGCTGAAATGTCTCCCGCCCGAGCAAACGCTTGTCTCGCACAACGCCGACAACATCAGCCTACAGGAAGCGCCATTCTTCGAACATTGGGAATGGAAAACCATTTCCGACTTGAGGCTGGAAGGCTTCGATGTTGATGATGACATTGGCGACGAGTCCGAAGGCTCGCTTATGGACGAGCAGAGCCGTGGAACGGATGCGTGGAACTGGACTGACCAGAGCGAAGAGGCCGACCCGTCCATGCGCCGCGTCAAGGTGCGTGAGGTGTGGATTCGCTTCGATGCTAACGGCGACGGCAAGGCCGAACTGCTGCATTGCATCGTGGTGGGGAATGATGTACTAGAGCAAGAAGAAGCCGACCTAATCCCGGTGGCTGCCCTGACCCCGCAAATGCTGCCGCACCGTCACACAGGTATGTCCATCCGTGATGCGGTGGAAGACTTGCAATTCATCAAGACCATGCTCACTCGTGGCCTGCTGGATAACGTATATCTAGCCAACAATGGGCGCTTTGCGATTGATGTAGACCGCGTCTCACTTGAGGACATGATGACTTCCCGCCCCGGTGGTTTGGTGCGGACCCAAGGCGATCCAGCGGGCGCAATCATGCCATTGACGCATCAGGCCAACTTTGCCCCGGTCATGCAGGCATTGGCCTACATCGACGACACAGCGGAATCCCGTACCGGCGTGACGAAATACACGCAGGGCATGGACGCCAACAACCTGAACAAGACGGCTACGGGTGTGCAGTCGATCATGTCCGCTGCTCAGGAGCGCGTCATGCTCATCGCCAGAGTCATGGCCGAAACGGGGATAAAGGAAGCCTTCTACATCCTGCATTCGCTGGTTAGAAAGCACCAGACCAAACCTGACATCGTGATGCTGCGGAATGAGTGGGTGCCGGTTGATCCCCGGACGTGGCAGAAGCGTACCGACATGACCATCTCTGTTGGTTTGGGTACGGGCAATAAGCAGGAACAACTCGGCCACCTGGCTAACCTGTTCCAAATGCAAATGGCCGTATTGCAGACCGGAATGCCCGTGGTGACTCCGGTGAACATTCACGAAACATTGAAGCAGATCGCCAAGAACGCCGGATTTAGGCAGCCCGAGTTGTTTGTAAGCGATCCAGCCAAGGCACCGCCGCAGCAGCCTCAACCTGATCCAAGGATGGAGTTGGAGAAGATGAAGCTCACGGCGGACGCGCAGAAGTTCCAAGCCCAAACCCATATCGAGCAGCAGAAAGCACAGCAACAACTCCAACAGGAGCAGTTGCGTAGTCAGAACGATGTGCAAATCGAGATGGAAAAGACGAAGGCAATGGCCGAGTTGGAGCGATACAAGGCGCAACTCAAGGCCCAGACGGAACTAGAAATCGCCCGCATCAAGGCACAGTCCGAGGCCGAATCTATCGTCAATAAGACGCAGATCGAGCGCACCAGCGACACGCACAAGGCTGGGCTGGAGCAAATGCTATCTGGTGCCGGGGAACGTGAACAGGCTATCGTCGGAATGATTCAACAGCTTGCCCAGATGGTCGAAGGCTCCAAGGTGGTTGGAATCAAGCGTGTCCGAGACAAAGCAGGAAAACTCGTCGGTGGCGTGCAGGTTCGCGCCGATGGCACGGAAATACCAATCAGCATTCAGTAAGGACAAATCATGGCACTGGCTTATAAAGAATCTATCCGCAACGCAATGCTCGATCAGATCACTACGGGCGCTGGTGCGTCTGCTTTGCTCCGCATCTATGACGGTGCTAGGCCTGCAACTGGTGGCGCTGCGACAACTCTACTCGCGGAACTGACGTGTAACGCCACGTTTGCTGCTGCTGCCGCTTCTGGCGTCTTGACGCTCAACGACATTACGCAGGATTCCAGCGCAAACGCAACGGGTACGGCGACATGGTTCCGCATCGTTAAATCCGATGGCACTACGCATGTGCTGGATGGCAATGTAGGCACTTCTGGCAGCGATTTGAACCTGACGACGACAAGCATTGTCTCCGGCCAGCCGGTAAGCGTGACCTCCTTCACTATCACTGAGGGCAACCCGTAATTGTGCCGATCATATCCAGCACATTTGAGCTTGATTCTGGCGCACAGATTGACGGCCGTCGCTATTGCCGGGAGTTCCATACCGATCATCTAGGCGCGGTGCATCGGTTTGAGTATCTGTCTGGAAACATCAACAACGCGCAAGTCTTGGCAGATCGCGCAGTCAGACTTGTTGAGAATTTGAAGGAACGTGAGCTTGCTTACGCAGTCTATGACGCGGCCTGGAATTATTCTTTGCAATGGGCGACGAATACCGACCTCTCGGCTTGGGTGCGGGAACGCTACAAGAATGCCGCCAAAGACGATTTGGCGAGGATTGCTAAACGTATTCTTGAATGGATTACAAACGGGCGATTCACTGACGCACAGGTTCGCGGCGCGTTCGGTTTAACGAGCGGGCAATGGACGACGCTTAAAACGAAGATGGAGTCGCTAGTCGCCAGCTATGACGTTGTGCAAACCGCGGTGGGCGAATAAATGGCGGATATTTTTCTTAATAGTGTCGATGGCAACGATGCCGATGACGGATCAACTTGGGCGCTGGCAAAGCTAACAATAGCGACCGGTATCGCAGGCATAGACACCACAGACCAGCGGATTGTTATTGATTCAAGCCACGCTGAAACAGCGGCATCAATAACATACACATGTCCGGGCACGCCTGCCGCGCCTAATCAACTGCTTTCGGTGACGCAAACGGGTGCAAGTGGAATTAGCGCACTAACAGCCGGGGCGACATTTACAGCGAATAGCGGATCAACCGGGCTAACGTTTAACGGGTCATATTATGGCTATGGCCTCAAATTCATTGTCTCTACCACGTCAAGCACTGGTTTGAACATCGGCGGAGCCTCTGGTAACGTAGTAACGCTAGATACATGCGATTTGCATTACACGGGGTCGGGCGCGTCCGGCTCGATTGCGTTAGGGGCTGGCGTTTCGGGGGGCGGTGGTAAGGTAACTCTAAACAACTGTAATTTTAAGTTTGGCGCTACTGGTCAGCGTGTTAGTTATGTTTCCGAGGTCGAAATAAATGGCGGAGCGTGGGCTGGAACCGGGACACTTAATCCAACTGCGATCTTTACGCCGCTGACAGGTGGCGGGCGCGGGTCGAAGCTAACGGTAAGCGGGTTTGATTTCTCAAGTCTGAACGCGGCAATAAATCTTATTGGCACGGGGCAGGGTGGATCGACTGCCGTGTTTAGAAATTGCAAACTTCCGTCATCATGGACTGGTGCGCCCATTGCTGATGCGTCGCTAGTATCTGGACAAAGGGTTGAGGTGCATAACTGCGACTCTGGCGATACAAACTATGTTCTTTGGGTGAAGTGCTACGAGGGGAGCATTAACCATAATACGGCAATCAGGAATGACGCTGGCGCGACAGATGGCACAACGCGGCTATCTTGGAAGATGTCATCAACCGCCAACGTCAAATATCCATGCAGCGGGCTTATTTCGCCGGAAATCGTCAAATGGAATGAGACAACCGGGAGCGCGATTACGGTTACTGTTGAGTTTGTCCATGATACCAACGTAGCAGCCGGCCAAGGCGCGGGCACGTCTAGCAGATTCCGTGATGATGAAGTATGGCTTGAAATTCAATACCTCGGCACATCCGGGGTGCCTTTGTCCTTATTCGCTGACGATGCAGCAGCAACGGTTATCACTACTGCGGCAGATCAAACGGATAGCTCGGTCACATGGACCACCACGGGATTGACCACGCCGCAAAAACAGAAAATGTCCGTCCCTTTCACGCCGCAAGAGAAGGGATTTATCATTGCTCGGGTCGTATTAGCCGCAGCAAGCAAGACGATTTATGTAGACCCGTTGCTGACGGTGAGTTAAATGGCTTCGCAGAGGCAAATTCCCGGCGGGTCGTACCTCAACGAGTCGGACAGTAACCAGCGCCAGATTCCCGGCTCTGTTTATGTTAATGAGGTTGCGTCATCTAGCAGTACCGGAACAGTAGCCTATACCAACGCCAACGACACCAGCAGCGCCGCAGGAACGACTACCGTAGTCGGTACGGTAGCCAAGACAAACGCTAACGACACGCCATCGGCCAGCGGCACGACAACGGTTACAGGTACGTCGGCCACTACGAACGCGGCTGATACAAGCTCGGCCAGTGGCACCACTACAGTAGTAGGAACCAGCGCAACAACTAACGCTAACGACACAGCAACCGCGTCTGGAATCGGCGCGGATTGCACTGGAACGGTAGCGGTTACGAACGCAAATGATGCTTGCGCGGCGAGTGGTAGCACACCGCTTATTTCGATAGGCGCAGCCGGCAAGAAACGCAAGAGTACGTTAGTACAGCCTGAGATTGTCGTCGTAGAAATCGACGGCAAGCTCAAGCGCATGACCCTGGCGGAACTCGATACATTCCTCGAAACACTAGAGGACAGGGCAGAGAAGGTCGCGCCCGTGGTTATCGCCAAGGGCAAGAAGGCCAAGCCGCACAAAGTTGTTCTCAAAGCTGTTGATGAAGAAATCCACGCCGAAGCTGCGGCGATGGTGAAGGAAGCGAACAACGAAATTGCTCTGATTTGGGAACGTGCAAGGCAGAAGATCGAGCAAGACGAGGAAGAAGAAGTCCTACTAATGGCACTCATGGGGTGAAGATGACACGCGAAGAAGAAGTCGTAAGGGGTGGCGAGGCTAAACGGGTACTGGAAAACCCAATGTATCAGGAAGCCGTTGAAAACGTCCGCGAAGGCATTTATTCGCTGATGCAACGCTCCGCGATGGGTGATGAAAAGACCCATAACCGTTTGGTGATTGCCTTGCAGCTTGTCAGCCAGATCGAAGGACATCTAAAGATGGTCATGCAAACCGGCAAGATGGCCGAAATGCAGACCAGTGACGGTATTGTTGCCCGTATGCGCCGGATGGTGGCTTAAATGGTCTATGAGGCCGTATGCCCAAAGTGCGACAAGTTGCACGTTTATCGTTCCTCGGTAAATGACCGGGACAAGACGCCAGTTTGTTGCGGGGTCCCTACGAAACGAAAAATATCCGCGCCGATGGGAGTAGTAGATACCCCGGCTGCGGGACGTAATACACGCTAGGCACCTAGCTTTTAGCCCTCCGCTGTGAAGCGTGGCTTAGTCATCCTCGGTGCCGGGGGGATGATTCAGACGAGGTAACAAATGGAAACTACCAATCCCGCAGGGGAAGTAGCCCAAGACCCGATTGCAGCGATTGCCGGGATTCTTGATCGTGAAGAGAGAGAAGCCAGCCCGGAAGTTGAGCAAGAGGAAGAGGTTCAATCTGCGCCCGAATTAGAGGCCGATACTACCGAAGCCACGGACACCCAGGAGGGTGAAACTGATGGCGACGAGTGGGAAGAGGTCGAATATGACGGTGAGCAGTACAACCTACCGAAGAAGCTGAAAGATGCCGTTCTCCGTCAAGCGGATTACACCCGCAAGACGCAGGAAGTAGCGGAACAGCGGAGATTGGTGGAAGCCCACCAGGAGACGCTAAAGGCTCAAGAGGCCGCGTTCCGGGAGGAGCAGGCATTCAATCAAGTCGCATTGCAGGACGTTGCCGAAATCAAGGCTATCGAATCGACGGTCAAGCAGTATGAGGCTATCGACTGGAATGGCCTGTCGGACTCCGACCCCGTGCAAGCGCAAAAACTGTGGTTCCAGTTCCAGCAACAGCGGCAGAAGATGGCCGAGATGCAAACCGGGCTGCAAACAAAATTTCAGCAATTCCAGAACGCCAAGCAGCAGCATCTTCAAGAGGCAATGACTAAAGCGGTGGAAACCTTGAAAAAGGACATCCCGAATTGGTCGCCTGAAACTGCCAAAGAACTGCGCGAAGCTGGAAAAGCAAACTACGGCTTTACAGATACAGAACTTGCCAACGTGTATGACCCGCGATTCGTCAAGCTACTCGCTGACGCTGCGGCCTACCGCAAGTTGCAATCTGCCAAGCCGGAAATAAACAAGCGTGTTGCCACGGTTCCCAAATCGGTGAAACCTGGCGCACAACAAACCAATCAGGCGAGAAAGCAGGAAGCGTTCAAGGAATCCTATGGCCGGCTCAAGAAGTCAGGCAAGGTGGAGGACGCAGCCTCGGTCATCGCCAAACTAATGTAAAGGAATAATCATGGCACGAGTTGCTGGCACTACTGAAACATTTGACGGCATCGGCATCCGCGAGGATTTGCAGGATGCTATCTATAACATTTCGCCCGAAGAAACGCCGTTCTTGACAATGGCAAAAAAACTGAAAGCGAAGAATACACTCCACGAGTAAATTGCTGCCCGTGTAAAACCGACTCTGATTGACTTGGAACCCCGTATATCGGGCAACAAGGGGCAAGCGAAAGCAGCCTGAACGACTAAGTGAGTTGGCACCCGCAAGGGTGATGCGATAGTCTGATCTGCGCGTATAACCAGAAGGCGCAGAGGGAGAGTCGAAGAACTCTCCCCGCTACGAAAGTAGTCAGTATGGAATTAGCCATTCCAGAAAGTAACAGCGTCCGGGCAAACGGACTCATTGGCTGCGGTCGGCGCGAACCGTGAAATCGAAGGCGCGGATGCTTCCTACACTACCGCGACACCGACGACTCGCCTTGGTAACTACACGCAGATCAGTAGCAAGACCGTTAAGGTGAGCGCGACCTATGACACCGTGAATAAGGCGGGCCGTTCTAGCCAAATCGCATACGAAGTCGCAAAGAAGGGCAAAGAACTCAAGCGCGACATGGAAAACGCGCTGGTCGGCAAGCAAGCTGGTTCGGCTGGTAACGGCGCAGTCGCTCGTTCGTCTGCGGGTATGGAA